ATACTGACGGACGTCTAAAGAAAGTTGGAACTAGTCAAGTTACTATGACTCCAACAAGTACTAACACTGTTGTATTAAGCGAACTTAATCAAATGATCGCCGAACAAAAAGGTGTTACAGTTGATCAGTTATCAGTTACAGAAACTGAAGAAACAGTTGCTACTGCTCGAGACGTTAATCCTTCAGTTCAAAAAGCACCAACTGAAGTAAAACAAGATGCTAACGCACCATTAAGTGATGATGATTTAGCGAAGTCTTACCGTTCACAAGCTGATAGGTTAAGCAAAGAAGCGGCTGCACTAAGACGTCAAGCTGAAGAATTAGTACCAACAAAAAAGAAGGCCACTAAGACAAAAGAAGATGTAAGTGCGTAAAAAGAAAACTATCCGCCCACCTAAGAATCTTATCGAAGAATGGCCGGAGGTTTTCGAACACATCTACATGAATAGCATGCCTATTAGGTATGTTCACGGTGTTGAGTTAAAGTTTAAAGACGGACGTATATGGGAGGTTGACATTACTGAACAACTACCTTTTAATAACGAAAAGGATATAGTTGCTAAGTTAATGTCAGCTCTTAAAGAAGTATCTAAGGAAGTTGAGCAAGTAAACTTTAATATCAACGTTAAAAAGCTCAAAGAAGAAATCAACGATCAAACTAAAAATATCATGAAGGACTAATGATGACACAGGTCAAACTAATTTCTTATAGTAAAGCACCAGACGAACTAGGGCTAGACGATTGTCAAGAACTAATTGCCTACTGTGCTAGAGTAAGTAATCCAGCTAATCAAATGAATAGCGAAACTAGTGAAAAACTAATTAAGTACTTGATCAAACATGCTCACTGGTCACCATTAGAAATGGTAAGCGCATGTTTAGAAATTAATACCACTCGCGATATTGCTCATCAAATTGTAAGACATAGAAGTTTTGCTTTTCAGGAGTTTAGTCAACGTTATGCTAACCCAGACGAACAAGGCGATATGTTTGAATATAGTGAAGCACGTTTACAAGATGAAAAGAATAGACAAAATTCAATTGATGTAGACGACAAAAAACTACAATTAGATTGGTTACATGCTCAGATGAGAATTGCTGTATTAGCTAAAAAAGAGTATGATTGGGCAATAAAAAAGGGCATTGCTAAAGAACAAGCCCGTAAAGTACTACCGGAAGGTATTACTAAGACAAGACTGTACATGAACGGCACATTGCGTAGTTGGATACATTATATTGAACTTCGTGGTGCTAACGGTACACAAAAAGAGCATATGGACATTGCTCATGCTTGCGCTAAGGTTATTTCCGAAATCTTTCCGTTGGCACAGGACTTGAATAACTAACACACTCGTTATAAAAATCTTCTAATTCGGGGAACGTTTCTAAAAAGTTCGTTCCTCGTCTTTTATCATATTCATCTACAAACTTACTAAAGTCAGCTCTATGATTGATTAATTCAAGGTCTGTAAAACGGTTAGATTCTACCCATTTAATTACACGTTCCCATTTTGTGATGTCAGTATCGTTAAATTTGGATAGGTTAAAATTTGAATGATTGCTTTTCATAAACTCTAAACAGTCATACATTTTATCCAAAGTAGCATCATCAAGTATCTGTAAACTAAGATGTTTTGGCTCTAATAAGTACGGAGTGTCTATTGTAAAGCGTTTGTGTGTTAAGGTGTTATATTTGTGCTTCCACTCCAGTATCCGCGCTAGTAGACCCTTAAAACGGTGCACAGACATGAAATTAACGGTGATCATAAGCCCGCATTGTGCTTGTGGTACAGCATTCATAAACGTTTCAACGTTACGTTCCCAAAGATCAATATCCATTCCGCCTCGTATATATTCAGCTTGATCTCCCCAAGTATCAATGCTAGTAAACAACTGAAATCGGTCAATCTTTTTCTGCTGTGTTAACACAGTAACTTTATCAATAAACTTGTTAAGATTACGTTGTGGAACACACATATTAGTGTTAACACTGAATTCTAAGTTTGGATTAGGATTATTTCTAATATACTCCATTACTTTAAAGACATTACTACTTAATAACGGTTCGCCGCCTGTAATTCTAAAAGTATGTAATTGAGGATATACTTCAGGAAACCATTTCCAAAATGCGTCAATGTAAGGATTATTCTTTTCTTTAAAAATCCAATTTTCTCTGTTTTTATTATTAGCATGATATTGTCTGCGATTCTCACGTTGTTGTAACGGATAGTCGCCAAACTTATTAAATTCATTTTCCCAAGCACTACTGATACTAGGAGTACAATAAGCACACTTCATTTGACATTCATTACCAAAACTAACTTCTAAGTATTTAGGTGCTACATTGGCATCCCAGGGCATTGATTTAATTTTATCAATAGTACCTTTTTCCATCTCTTCAAACTCAGCACTACGAAAATGCCTATCGCTTAATGAACCAGAATCTTCTAAAGCCCAACAATAACTACACTCAGGAGGACGTTCATCATTTAACATCATTTGACGTTGTTTCTTTTTATATTCACTGTTGTGTAATGCGCTTGGGTTTTCCTTTAGTTCTTCTAAACTAACTTTTTGCATACCAGGATGGTAACAACTATGATTGTCACCTGTGTGTAAGTGTATACTTACATGATTCCATTTTGCTGTACAAAAGCCTTTACCAATTTTAGTAGCAATCTTTTTATATTTTTTGTTAGGAGATGGTTTCCAAAACATTATTTAATTTCCTCAAACTTATTTCTAAGCCATTTAAAGTCGTTAATGTTATTTAGATCTTTAGAACTATGACCGTATTCTCTTCCGGCTAGTGCTCCTAGTTTGGCATAATCTGCGTACTCAACATTGTTAAATTTTTCGCACCAAGTAGTTAATCTATATTCGTCATCTTGTGTATTTCTTAATTTTATAACACCGCTTGATAATTTTACACACTCTCTAAATGCTGTTCTCCAAGTATGAAATGCAGTGCTGTTAAACCTATGTATATTTGTTATGTAATCCACAGTTGTAATATCAAATGCTGTAGTCATATCAACAGCAATATTATTATCAAACAATCTTCTATCAAACACTTTGACTCCGCCGTGGCCATATACTAGATTGTTAACTGGATTGATTGATCTAAAAACAAATACTTTCTTTTCGTTAGTTAAACTGGTTAACAACTTTGTATAAGAAAAACTATCTAGCAATTCGCAGTCAGCATCTAACACAATAAATCTATCTGTAAGACTTTGATCAGCACACATTCTATGACTTCTGTGTATACCTTTACCTGTTACTAGTTTTTTAAGTGTTACAAGTTTTTCCTTTGCTTTAGCATAGTTTACTTTAGCATAAGGATCATCGTATATTAAGAACCATTTGTCCATATCTTATCCTTATTGAAGTAAGTATTGCCTAATAATAATGCTTCGTTGTATAACTCTATCATGTGTAAACTTTGTTCATGATCAAAATATGCCCAATTTAAACCTAGTGCTTGACGCATTTCTTTACCGTGCTGTTTAATTTTTTCAATAATATCATGTTCAGGCAAATCTTTTACTTGTTTGAATAGATCATCAAGTATTGAAAAGTCACGTACATTAATATAATCCCATTCGCTATATGCTTTACAAGCTCCCATCCTTGCTCCTAGTATCGCATAATTTCCATTTTCAATATGACTTCCAACAGAGCACCAAATCCTTAATCTATGTAAATTTTGCCAAGGTACTTCTTTTTTAAGATTTTGAATAGGAGGCAATACTCCTCGTACAGTTAGCATCTTAACTCCTTCACGAAACCCTGCTCTCCATGCTTGGTGTGGAGTTTTGTTTATAACTGTTGTGCTAAATGACTGTGGAAAATTTTGATACCCTCTTTCCCAACAGAAGTCTATTTGCGCTCTATCAGAGTTTGATTGTTCATGCGTTTTCATACCGAGAACAAACTGTTTATTCCATATTTTCAAACCGCCATTGCCGTATATTAGTCCGTTAATTACGTTTGTTCCGCACCAACTATAACAGTTTATTCCTTGTATATCTTCAATTACAATATCTAAAAACTTTGGATCAATAATATTATCGCCATCAACACCTACAAACCAATCTGTTTCACTAAGAGTTGCCGCTTCTTTGTGTGCGTTATCACTACCTTCTACACCATGTACACGCTTTGCCCACGGAACTACTGCTTTTAGTTTTGCCCAATTTTCTTCAGCATTAGGTTCATCGTAACTGATAAAAATAATATCTAAATCTTTTGTTTTCATACTATGCGGTATCCTGCTGTGTTAAATTGCTTTTGATAATACAAACTAAAATTATTACTAAAAATATCTCTATAATCTAGTTGATCAATTTCAACTGTGGTTGCTTTGTTAGTTTCACAACAAATAGTTTGATATAGATAATTTATATTCATTTTTCTTGTTAAATAAATTTTAAACTCTCGATCTTCATTATATGTTGATTCAACTACTATGTGAGGCTTACTATCAATTGTTTTAAATGTAATATTGAGATCACATTCTTCTTTGTTAAAGTAAATTTCTATAAATTTTCCTAGTGTAACATCTATGTTTTTTTGAGTATCTAGTAAATTAATTAACTTTAATTTCTTACTTTCTATATCAACTTTAATTTCTGAGAGACGTAACTTGCCTTGGTTAACTAAATTAAAAAGGTAGGTATATTCCTCAGGTACTTCTGCTGAATTACATCCGGGGAGAATATAACCTTTGTTACCAGTATATGAAACTATGTTTCCAGCATCGTCAAAGCCAATTCTATACATTTTTAAATCCTGATAAAAAAAGTCTTTTGTAAAGTTTATGTATTTGGTATCCAGGAAACTGCTTTTCAGAATAGTGTATAATTTCAGTTTGAAGGAAATTACCAACTGTTATATTTGCGTTATCATCTAAGTAATAACCTAAATCTAAATCAATTGATTCAACACCTATTTCATCCTGTAACTCTGATTTTAAATGTACAAATTTTGGAAATGATGTTGTAGTTTTTACCTTATCTTCAATACCTAATATATGTGCCGCTATACTAAAAACTTCATCAGTACCTACTACTTTAGGACTATTGTTACTCATGTATAAGTTTTTAAACGTATCTTTATTTTGTGTAATATAATCAACTAATTTAAAAAACTTCTGTGTAATTCCTTTGGACTTGTTAAAGTATGTAAACCCACTGTATAGAATTGGAATATTATTTTCTTTGTAACCCGGACGACATTCAACACTAGTAATTGGTTGATTGTTAAACTTTAAAACCTTATCAGTGATAACTAATCCTGATGATTTGTTTATAAAGTAATCAATCCAATGGCTAATATCTCTTGTAAAAAACATATCTACATCCAAACACACTGTATGTAAGTAAGGAGAATATTTTAGCATATAGTTTCTTTGATCCCATCCTTTGATTGTATCATCAGTATATACTACTCTCTGATAAGCAATATCTGAATTAACCCTAGTTTTATCATCTGTAATTAAACATACTGAATCGTAACCTTTAGGTTGTGTTCGAATAATACTGTTAGCAAGTATAGAAGCCATATTATGGTACTCGCCTGTTTTATCGTTGTTTACAATTAACAAATAACCAAAATTTATCATATTAGATCCTTTTCAAAATCAAAGATAGTTTGCTTATTAAAAAAATGTAAATCAGTGCCTGTAAAAACACAAGGAAGATTATCAATCAAACATACAAATCTGTCACCTTTTACTTCTAGTATCTCGTCTTGTATACTTGCTAAAAAATTTATCTTAGGCATACTAACAGATGATGACATTCCTTTTACGATATGTTCTGCTATTGTGAATGCATAATCATTTCTAAAATTTTGTGCTGTAAAGTAGTAAATGTTTTTATAAAAACTATAATTTTCTTTAACTAACATTGCCTGATTAAAAATAGCTTTTGCGATATTATCTTTTTTGAAATATAATGTAGTTGCCCATTTCATTGTCATGCCACGCAATACAGGCTCTCGGTCATCATAAAAATTATTAACAGTACCCATTAAAAAACTTTCTCGACTTCCAAAGTAGTTTCCTAGTAAATTGCTGTTTACAATATAGTCTACGTCAATAACAATAGTTTCATCAAACGGCGATAACCTAAACGCATCAAGCCTCGAAGTGTTATGGAAGTATTGTACTTTATTGTTTAACGTTCTTTTGTTGTCTTTATCTATATCAGTACTAATAACATAATCAAAATTATCCGATTCAAACATCTCATCAGTTACTAGTGCTATTAGCACATTGTCGTAATATTTCCTAATTCTTTTAGCACATATTTGTGCTAGTTTAAGATAATCAACCTCTCCGTTATTGTGAGCAAAAAGTAAGAATCCCTGTGACATTAAGACTCCAAATTAATAAATCTGGCGGCATCTGTTTGAAGTCGATTAAGTTCTGAAATATCATTATGATAAATGTCAAGGGCTGTGTAATAAGCGTCTTGTATGCGCTTGTTAAAATCTGTAACGTCTTCTATTAAAATTGGTAAATTGTTAGTATCTAACACTACAATATTGTGTGTTCTTTTACAATGTAATAAGTAATTCACATAGGTTAAAAGATGAGTAGACACACTGAAAAGACCGCCATTGTAACCTAATGTAGTATTAGATTCAAATCGTTCGATTGCTCTAAGTTTTTGTTTATTTAATAATTGAAGCTTATCTGAAACATCAATAATTTGCTGTATAGATTCTTTATTCATAATAGTCCTCGCATACAATTACTTATGCTAGAAATATGCTACTATTATGATTATTGGCTTAGGTCCAGCCAGCAATCCTAGTTACAGCAATTTGTGATGGGTTAATGGCAAGTGGGATTGCGCCAACTGAATGTACAAATGAAATTACGAGTTTTCTATCAATGTCAACTCTAGAAGCAAAAGAATTACTAGCTGACGTATCTCTTAACTGAACTAAAATTTCTATGGCACGTTGAAAGGTTGATTGTCTGGCTTGGATACTAATATAGTGATCACTATAATCAGAATAGCCGCCGGTTTGAAATTGTTCCAAAATTGTTTGCATACTTTGGCCTAAGTCAAATACGCCAAAATTAGAAATTGTTCGAGTGTCTCCGGAAAGACCCATGGCATTCTTGCCATATGCTCCAATATGAACTGGAAACACTGAATTCATTAGGTCAGCCCACGCATTGTTAAGTGCCTGATTGTTACCACCACTACCACTTTGAGTGTTTGAAGCATCGATATTTTCCATATCAACTTTAACAAGGCCGCCTGTATTAAAAAATTGCATAAAATCAAAGGCGGCATTGGTGCCTGTGCCAGGCCATGTAAGCCTCATTTGATATTCTGTAAGTCCGTTCCACGAATTTGTATTATTAGCCGAAGGAGGGTAGGTATTTGGCAGTGCTGTAGAGGTTTGGGTATCCAAATTACAAACATATTTGAACTGATTAGCTTTTGTTGAAATAGTATAATAAGGTAGATAAACACTATTATAGATAATATCTCCTCTCAGCGGTGTTGCGATTTCTGTTCCGGTTCCGTCTGGAAAAAACCTTCCAGGTCCTGGTACTCCTCCACAAATATGTGTTACTGCCAGTACTAAATCTGCTCTTAAGTTAGTAAACTGATTTGCGCTAATGTAGTACTGAACCGCTTCGGCAGTGTCGCCTAATCCCCATGGTGTGAATCCAAATGTAGAAAAATCTATAAGAACTTCTGTACTATTATTAACTGCTTGTACTGTGGCAAAGTTAGTTGAAATAGGCTCGCCGCCCCATGAGTTATTAAAATTTTGAAAGAAGATAACTTCACCAGGTACTAAATGATGATCTGAATCAAATTGCACAACTGGTTGTACTTCAGAACTTATTGATATAATTGATCTTGTGAATGGATAGGCTCTGCTGTTTAGTTGGCTCTGAGCTAATCCGTAGCCTTTGCCTTCAACAAATACACCCGGAGACCCGGCAACTTCTTGAAGCGGCCCTAACTGCTCATAAATGACTGACTGTATTGCGTCCCAATCTGAATATAGAATTGGATCGCCTGCATTTGCTTGTGTCATTAATTATTCCTCGTTATATGCGTATATTTATACTTTAAGTACACACTCAATTAATTTTTCTTCTGGATTAGAACTGCTTTCAAGAGCAATCCCAACCATTTGATAATGTAACAACACAGAAGTCCATTTTGCTGTTCCTTGGCTTGAAACATAAACTGGTTGTCCTTTTGTAATTGGACCTACAACACGCACTGGAACCCGTCCTTTTAAGCCAATTGCTTGGCCATCTATTTCGCTGTTCATTAAGTATGCTGGTTCTGCTGATATAACACCTATCGGAAACCCTACATCAGTACATGCTTGTGCTTCATGACTTTCTGTACCTATCATCATTACTGTGCCAATTGGATACGTTTTATCAGTTGTATATTTTTCTGCTAAATCGGCGTACTTGGCCGCTGAAGCAACTCCGTTAAAAAATCTAGCATCAACATCGCCGCCAATACTACGCAGTACAACAGTGTTAGGATTTTTATTAACATCTAATACCTTACCATCTATCCTTTGAGTATCTGTTGACTTACCGTCAAATAATATAGCACTAATTGTACCAGTTGCTGAACGAGTTGGTACTGTACTAAAACCTGGAACATGTACATCACTAGGATCTAAATTTGTTAATTTGTTTGCCGTAATTGCTGATGCTGCCAGTCCATTTAGTGAACCAACAAATTGTCCTGTAAATTGTTGTGCTGTAAATTGTTGTGTTGCTTGATCAAATATTTTAGTTGTAGTAGAAGGACTTGTTTGTGCGTATAAGTCGCCTGTAACATCGCCTATAACATTACCGTGAACGTCTCCAACTAATTCACCTTTTAAGTTTTCTGACCATATGTTCTTAAACTTACGTGATTCTAATCCAAGATTTACTAGCCCAGTTGCTCCGGGATATATTGAATTTAAACTATCTGAATCAGTAACAAATGCTTGCTGTCTACTAAATGTTAAAAAATCCAACTTATCTGTAGGTTGAGTAGGATTACTTGATGAAATAGTAATCTTTCCATTAACTTGATTTTCAATTGCTGGATTTTGATCACTATTGATATAAATTTTTAATGCCTTAACAGGATTACCAACAGTAAAGCCTAAGTCAGCAAACGACTGAGCAGTTGTAAATCCTTCTGAACCGTCTGTTCTAACAAATCTAGTTTGATCAAGCCCGCCTAATTTCTCTGCGTTACTTGCTGTACCAAAGAATCTAAAGCCAGCACTATCACTAATACCAGTTGTACCATTTACACTGTTTAATGTAATACCTTTTTTAATTTGACGGCCGGTTTCACTAAATCCTGCGAGTGTATTTGAACTATCTAGTGTATAATCATCATCATTACTAAACACTGCTGTAGTAATACCGCCAACAACAGCACGTAATATAACATGTGAAGTGTTATTATTGTCTTTTACTACTTCAGTAACAATCTGTGATGTACCAAATCCTGGTGCGCTTTGTGGACCAATCAATACAAAGTTAGATCCGTTCTAAGCACTTAACTGATTTGTTTGACTATCATACCATAAGTCACCTTGAGAAAGTCCTACTGGTGGGCTTGCGCCAATTTCAGCGCCACTTGCTGTTCTAAAACGTCTACCGTCATAAAATTTAAGTTTTAAATTGTTTGTATCAAACCAAACTTGGCCGCTTACTGGTCTTTCAGGTTCAACACTATTAGAAAAACTTTCAAGTAGATGTAAAAAGTTTTCGTTTTGTACTTCACCGTAGCCGCTAAAATTTCTACCAACTAATTTTAAATCAGTTGTGTTATCAATAGTACCGTCTGCTACGCTTACTAAAAATGTTCCGTTATATTTGTCTACTTGATATGCCATGTTTTTCCCGCTCTATACGTATTTATTCAAACTCTTTAACTGTAGCAATATGAGCATTATCGTCTGCTTGCGATACAAACGTGTATGCCGCTGTATTTGTCGAATATGCTGTTACTTTCTCGTCTAAGTTTGTTTTTGCCGAGTCAATAAATGCTTTCATTGCTGTGAATGCTTCTGTATTAGGTACATCTGACGCATCTAACATCTCAATAATTATGTTTAACTGCTTGTGTATTGGATATTGCTCTAAAACTTTCACATTTGTGTTAAACTTTAGTGCTGATTCTGTAACTACAGGCTTGTCAGATTTACTTTGAACGCTTCCTGTATCATAATCACCATTCCAATAATCGCCATTCTCATTGTCCATATCAACTGATTTGATATTAAACTTTTCAGTATCAATATAAGATGTGTCTTGATCTTTATCCATCATGGCAATAAGGACACCATTAGACTTCATAAAGATTAATTTTTTAGTTTCTATTGCCATTTTATTCTCCCCACGCCAGCACTAGGCTGTACTTTGGTCTTTCATCTTTACCTATTTGTGTTACTTCATGTTCTAAATCAATTGGCATGTTAACAACAGCACCCGGTACTTCATCTACTAAGTATCCAGTTCCATCATGGTCATACCATTTAAAATGCGGTTTATCACTTTGTAAAAATACTAATTTAAATTTCCAGTAACTTCCAATTGAATCTTTGTGACGCGGAAGATGATCTCCTGGATCATATCTATTAAGTGTTACGCTATGTACAAAGTTTTTATCTTCTGGAATAGTTTTCCAAATAGCATCTTGTAAATCATCAGGCATGTTAAAATGAAACATACTTTTCATATTACTCGATCCGTACTTTGTTTTAAACTCAAAAGCATCGCCGTCACGACGATTTGAAAATTTGTATGAATACTTTTCTGCTAACTCTACAATTTCATTTGGGTTAGAGCAATAATTTTCTGTAAGACTAACCTGAGACATATATCCAACTATTCCCTGCTTGATTAACTTCATAAATTAAATTATCGTTCCTTGTAGGATTTGAAACTGTTGTAGTGATATTCACGCCACTAACAGATGTATAACCAATCCAACTAGAATAAGTTAATGCCCCTGTTGAACTAACATTTTGATTAGTACTTGCTATATAAGCTCTAGTGCCTGTTTCAAAGTTGCTTACCGGTGCTAGTGTATTAAGCATGTAGGCAACTGATCCAGGACCGGATGATGTTTCGTTTAACCCTCGTGTATCCAAACTAAAGAATATTGATCTGCTTCTAATAGCATTGTTTACATAACCAACTGTTGCCGCATGATCATTAAGTGTTGGAGTGGCAGTAATTGTTAAGTTACCTACCATCGTATCTCCAGTTTTGCTAACTTTCGATGTATCTGTTACTGTAACGTTTTGACTTCCATCAAATACAACTCCGTTAATTTGAGGAGTTCCTATGAACTTGGTTGCTGTACTAGCGTTACCGTTAAATGTTCCATACCAATCTTTTGTATTGCCGTTGTACGCAACACTAGCATCTGTAGCAAAAATGTCACCTTGGAAATCACCTATAACTCTATTAACTACTGTAAGCGTGTTAGTATCAATGTTAGTAATAGTAGCGTTTGTACCTGTAAACGTTTTTGTACTTGCTTCATACACAAAGTTGTTAGCACTATCTTTAATGTTACCTTTTAGGTCACCAACCATTGTACCGCTAATTTCATCTGTTAACTTGTCAACTAATGTAAGACCGCTATCACCTACTACATTACCATTAAGTGTCGATTGTATAGTGTCGGAATAAATTTCTCTAGTGTGTAATTCTCTATAACGCAACCCACTTGATCCAATGTTGAATCTGTTTGTAACACCCGGAAGCATTCCTACATTTGAAAATATAGAAATATCATCTTCTATAGCACCTGTTTTAATTCTTACTCTAATATCATTACCAATACTGTTTTCGATAATACCTTGAGTACCGTTGTCAACAGCAATTCTTAAATCATTATCAGTTCCAATAGTTAATCCAGCATCGTCGTAAGTTGAACCACCTGGTGATCTAAGAACAAAGTTAGTGACATCCTTACCATCAAACTTCATTGTATCACTTGCTGTACCCCAGAATCTATGATCAGAGGAAGTTATTCCTGAAACTGGTGTGTTAACCAGTGTTATGCCTTTCTTAATAGTAGTAAAACCAGTAACACTTTCAATAATACCTGTTACAAATTCGTCATCTGAAATAATACCAATAATAGTATTATCAATAACAATCTTTACAACACCATGGGCAATATTACTATCATCACGTATAACTGCTGAAGTAAGTTTTGTTTCAGCAAAACCTGTTGCTCTCTCAGGACCAATAAGTTCAAAATCTGTTCCATTCCAAACATTAATTTGGCTACTACCAGTATTGTACCATAAGTTGCCTGTGTCTTTAGTTTGAAGTCCTGTTGGAACTGTAGAACTTACATCACTAACAGTAAGTCCCCTCCATTTATTATCAGTGCTTCTAAATTTAATTTGATTGTTTAGATCGTCATACCAAAGTTGACCTGGTATGCTTTTTCTAGGCTGTGTATCACCTCTAAAATTTTCTAATAAGTGTAAGAAGTTTTCATTAAGTATTTCACCATAGCCGGCATAATTTTTACCAACAAATTTTAAATCAGTTGACGAGCTGTCAACTGTTTGGTCAGGTACTGATGTTTGAAGTACCCCGTTGTATCTGTTTACAATATATGCCATTTATCGCTCCGTTACCTTATTGCCCTAGCGGCATCTTCTCTTAATTGTTCTAATGCTAGATATTCGTCTTGTGTTAAACTAGTAGTAATACCTAACGCTTTTTCTCTCGTATGTCTTAGTACTTTCCAATCTGTACTACTTAAAAATTCTAAATGTTCAATGTTAGCTTCAACATCTTCTACTGCTTGTAAATCAGAAGCAGGTTTCAGTACAACATTTCTATCGTCAACGTTAAAATAGTATCTTCCTCCGTTGATCAAATCCATGCTAATATTATCAATCTCAACTACTTCAACACCAGCAGGAACGTTCGGCTGATAATTTAAAATTGTTGTTACTGTGCTATTTTCTATACAAACGTAATACATATTAACTCCAAATTGCTAACCAGTTTGCGGCTGGTGTGCTTCGCTGTTCTGTGTTTTGTACATACACTCTAATTCTTGTTCCAAGATTAGACCATGTACATCTTAAACTGTCATTACCGTCAACGCCTCCAGCATAATGGATTATTGCGATACTTGGTAAAAATGCTACTAAATCAGCCATTGTTTTGCCTGCTGGCGGATACACATCAAAAAAGTTAGCACCATTATTAAAACTTCCTACTTGATTTGTGTAGCCACTTGTGCTGTACTGTGTATTGGCATAGGTAATCGTATAAGCTGGCGGTAGTGCCGCTAAAACATTTTGATAAGTTGCTGTGTCTTTTGTGTCAACATACTGTTTAGTTGCCGCTTGTAACAGTTGGGTTGGATCTTGATGTAACATCAATGTACCTGAAAGGTTGCCGCCTGTTAAAGGTAACTTAGTTATGTCAGTAACTGTAATTGGACCAGAACCATCAAACGGTACTCCGTTAATAGTTGCCGGTGATGCAAATCTTGTTGCTGTACTAGCATTCCCATTAAACGTACCGTTAAATACTTTTGTTACTTCATCATAAGCAACACTTAAATCTGTGTTCTGTATTGAACCTGTAATTGTACCTGTTACATTACCTGTAACAGAACCTATAACATTTCCGTTCACTGTACCTGTTACATTACCAACAACTGGACCAGTATGTGTGCCAATTGAGTTTCCAGTTATATTACCAACAACTGGACCGTTATGAGTACCTGTTGAGTTACCGCTTAGGTCAGCAGTAATAGTGTTTGCTCTAAAGTTTCCACTAGCATCTCTAGCAACAATTGAGTCGCTTACATCGCTCGACGTAGCGTTAACTGTCCATGTAGTAGAGTTTGTACCATCAAAATTGTTACCTGTTAAATATGTTCCAGCAATCAATGGATTAGTAGTGCTTGAAGTAAGTGTAATATTTTGACTTCCATCAAATGCTACGCCGTTAATATTACGTGAAGTTTCTAGTATACTAGCACTATCAGCGTTGCCATTTACGCTACCTTTTAATACAGTTGAAGAATTTAAATTAATCCCAGCTCTGATATCAGTAAATCCTGGAATAGTACTAATAGTGTAAGAGCTGTCTGCTACTATACCTATTGCTGTTCCATTTGATGTTAATTTGATAATCGGATGCGAAGTTCCTAATGTGTCAGTAACACTTTCACTAATTGCTCTTGTTATTCCAGCAAATCCTTCAACGCCTTCAGCACCTACAAATAAGAACTGTGTTCCGTCATATACATAAAATTTATTAGTGTCTGAATCTAACCATGTGTCGCCAGCTGATGGAGTTGAGGGTGCTGATTGAGAAACCGTCGTTCCTCCTACTAGCAACCACGATGAAGAGTTGTAAACTTTTAATCTATCAACATTGCTATCGTACCATATTTGGCCTTTGATTGCTTTTGGTGGAGCACCAACTCCAGCAAAGTTTTCTAACATCCATAGAAAGTTTTCGTTTTGGATTTCTCCATAGCCAGCAAAGTTTTTACCGACAAGTCCTATGCTTGTTGTTGAGTCTAGTGTACCATCTTGTAGTACAACTAATTGGTCTCCGTTAAATTTGTTTATCTGGTATGGCATGTTTTTTCTTCCATTATATCATATTTACCGTATTATGGTCTTATAAAATTAACTAGTCCTGTTACTGGGTCTGTTGGGTTAGTTTGATCTTCAACTAATCCTCCGCCTGGAGCTACTACCCAAGCAGTCTTACCTATGTTTAATTCATACGTTGTAACACCTCTAATAGTAAATATTCTAGATGGTGTTCTAGCACTAACAGAATCGGCTGTGACTTCTCTAATTATACCGTAGGTAGCTGTTGGTCCACTTGGTGTTTCACTACCTTCAACATCGTAAAGTGTTGTAGTAGTAAGAGTTGGAGTAAAGGCATCTAAGTTACCTAATATATTCCTAAATGTACTAATTCTTATTTTTGTTCCTGTTTCATATTCATTTGCTGGGCATATTCTAAGAAGCTCAGTAGCAATTTCATTTGCTGTCATAGGACTATTTTCATTTGGATAATATCCTGTAATATTCATATTAAACGGAATACTTCTTGTTCTTACAAGATTTGTAACATAGGCCTTGTTTGTTGCTTCTGTTCTTTCGGTAGCCGACAAACTATCGAATCCTTCGTTGGCTTGTCCAATGTTAGTTTCATTAGTAGTAAGTAACCCTGTGATCTTAGGATTAGTAGGTGTACTAGTTAGCTGAATGTCGCCCCTCGGTGAAATAATAATATTTGCTGGATGCGCTGGATTGCCATCTGAGTAAGCAGATGTTACACCGTTATTACTAATAATATTATCATTAATTGTAATGTTGTCTGCTGTAAGACTAACTTGATTACCAAAAGATGTTAAGCCGGGTGCACTATTAACTGCAGAGGCAAGTTCTATCCCAGACCCTGTGTCATATAATACATCGCTTCCGTTAATCTTGTAACCTTTAGTTGCTGGAACATTAACATTTTCTGAGAAGTTCCATGTATCTGTTGCGTTATCCCATATAATGGTGTGATCAGTGTTGCCTTTGAGCGCAATGCCGCCACCGTCTGCTAATAAGTCTGTTGCTGACCCTGTACTTGGAACTGCTAATTCTATCAGCTTATCTTCTACTTGGACATTGGTTGATTGTACTTCAAGTACTGAACCTGTTACTACAAAGTTTCCATCGACTTGTAAGTCGCCTCCAACAACAGTTAAACTAGAAGGATAGCTTTCCATAATTTTTACTGTGTCTTTACCAGACTCACTAGGATCATTTGGCGTTGCTGATATAAAATCTAAGTTTGTTCCGCCTTTTCTTCCTCTAATTACAATTTCTTGATTGTTTGTAGTGTTTAATAAAAATATTGCGCCGGCTCCTTCTGAGCCAAGTTGTCCATTTGTTGCTTCACCAAATCGCAAGCCGCCTGACGCTTGAACTGTAACTACTTCTGTAAACACATTGGCTTGATTTTTCTTAGCAAAAACATCCGAGCTAAGGCCGCCAAGTGCTTCTGAGTCAGAAGCAATACCTAAGTATTTGTAAGTTTGCTTTAACGGATTAAAACCAATTTTAACTGACGGCTGGTCAAATCCAGGAATAGCAATTCTTGGTGAAAATTCTTGCTTACTATAAAATCCAACTCTGTCACCGGCAACATAAACTGTAGTAATCGTTCTAAGTGTACCGTTTGAATCTTCAATGTCTTCAACAACTACTCCACTGACACCTTGCGAAATTTTGTAGTCTGGCCCAATTAAGTAGTCTCCTGTTCCATCAAAGAAATACAATTGACGTGTTACAATGTTAAACCAAAAATCACCCGAACTAATATCTAATGGTCTAGCATTTGCTAGTGCTGATGTACCTACTGATTTCCATTCATTTCCGGAGTAAACCTTGATTCTATTTTCAGTAACATCATACCATAATTGTCCGACTAACGGAGCAGTTGGTTGAGCATCACTAGCAAAATTCTCAAGTATTTTAACAAGGTTTTCGTTAATGTATTCTCCATACCCACTAAAGTTTTTACCTACTATAGTAATGTCTGTCGATGCTTGATCTATTTGCCCGTCGGCTACTGTTGCTATTGCTGTACCGTCTGTTCTATTAATTGTATATGCCATTTATACTGCGCTCCGTTAAACTGTTGGTAAACCACTTCTAATAATATAATTTAATGCAATATATGGATTCATTACACCAAATGGTCTTCCTACAAGTGAATCTGGTTGACCTGCTGTTCTCTTATTCTCGTTAGCAATTCTTACTAAGCCACTTGATGCCATTTTCTGGCCGCCATTAGTAACTGTACCTGCTTTGATTCTTGTATTTGAAATTCCTGTGCCACCAATTTGTGTTGTTGGAGCAAAATCATTTGGAGCTGTTGACGTTTCATTAAATGCGTAAAATTGTGCTCCACTAACTGTATTTGTATTTGTACGTCCTTTCATATCATGATCATGATCAGGTACATTAAACTGTTCGATTACATAAGCATCATCACCACTATAACCTCCAAGTAGACTTGCTTCTGCTTGGTCAACTCTTGAAGTTGCTAAGTCTTGAATAGCATCGTATTGTCCTGTTGGATGCGGAATCTTTTGTCCGCTATTCATATTCTGTTTACCTAGTATAAATCTACCTCTTAAATCAGGTACTCTAAATGATGGTTGTATTGTACTATCAATAGTACTCTGTAAACTGCCTTTACCTGATATATCATTGTAAGTGTCGCCAACTACAGTATATAAATCTCTATACCTATATTGTTCATATTCAGTTCCGTCGCATAGTACATATCCTGCTGGAACATTTGAGTCAGATCCTGAATAAGGTAATACTGTACCAATTGGTACACCAGCATCACCAAGAAATACTTGTCTTGTAACTTTTCTTAGTCCCGCTGTTCTACTATAAAATAATATTTCATCATTTAACCCAACACTACCTGCGCTTGGTTTAGTTGAAATAATATCTGATGTTAGTTCTGTTTGGAAGGTTTTGTTTAGATTCCCTGTTCCGTTGAAGGATACAACGTTAGATGAAACATCACCTTCTAGTTTAAAGTTTGTAGCACTTGCTAAGGAAGTTGCTGAATTTGAGTTACCGTCAATATTACCTTGGAGTGTACCTTCAACTTCGTTAGCAATAATCTTATTAGCGTAGATTGTGCTATACTTGTTATTTGCTTCACCAATCGTTTCTGAACTTGTAAGAGGAGATATTGATTTAGTAATTAACGTTCCGCTTAACATAGTTAAGTCGCCGGCTACATTTAAGTTTTTAGTAATTCCTACGCCACCACTTATAACAACTGAACCGTTAGTGGATGTTGTACTTTGTGTTTCAGATGTAAATGTTATATTACCTGTGGCATTAACTGTGCCAACAATGTCTAAAGTTTGTGTAGGATTTAGATTATTAATACCAATTTTAGTTTCAATAACTCTAAGTACTGTAGATGGAACACCGAACGACCCTGTTCTACTTGATTGTAAGTCAATACTCGCACCCGGTGTGCTATTATATAAAACAGCATTTGCGTTTTGTACACGCAAGTTCATATTTCCGTTTGTGCCTATAAACAGGCCGGCATCATCTCTAACATTTAATTGTTTTTGTATTGTGCCAATAACGTCTGTTCTAATAAAACTTGTTGAAGGTATAGTTGTTCCTGCTACAACAAGCCCGTCTGCTGCACTTGCTGTTCCAATTAATTTTGGTACAACTGCTTCTTCTGAAATATCAGTTCGTGTTGTAATATTAATTCCTGCTTCAACACTAGTAAAACCTTGAATAACAACTTTTGGTGTAAAGCTATCTTTTGAAATAATTGTTACGGGAATGTCTTGCGAATAAAATATAATAACTGTTCTAGCAACGTTATCAATATCAAATATATTTTCAACTAAAGGACCTGATTTTGTTCCTTCACTAAATTGAGGACCAACTAAAACCCAAGTAACACCCGACCACAAATATAATTGTTGTGTGGAAGTGTTTACCCAAAGGTCTCCAAGTGCGGCGCCTTGTGGTTCATCAACACCTGTTCTAATGTTTGATGTTGTTTTCCAACTAATACCATCATATACAAAAAGTTTATTCTCAACACTGTTATACCATAGTTGCCCTGTTACTGCTTGTGATGTACTTGGTGCTTGATCACTAGCAAAGTTTTCTAATAGGTGTAAAAAGTTTTCAGCAATAATTTTGCCGTAGCCTGTTTGATTACGTCCTGGAATGGTAACACTTGTATCAACATTTGATGTACTATCAAATATTTCTAGCGGTTCTGGATGTAGTGTATTATCTGTAAAATAAACTTTATATGACATCTTTATACCTCAGTAAATCCAGTTAGACTCTGTATTCTAACTGTGTAATCAATTTGAATTAATCTGTTTAATGATTTTTGAACAGGGTGAAACACAACATGAGTTAACAGTTTTCCTGTTGATGCTTTAAGTCCAAGCTCATCAAACACATATTGCCCATCCATATCAGCAGAGTTATCAAATGCTTCTTGTCCTTCTGGCTCACCATAATCTAATAAACACGAAACAACTACATCACTGTATGTTGCTCCTGTAACATGACGGACTTCCATTTTATTTCTAGTGTTATCAGTATTTGTGGCAGAATTTTGATCAACAATCTTAGTATATGTTTGGTTATACAAACTTGAATCAGTACCGTTTGTGTTTGGTGTAAGGTATGTAATAAGTCCAGTTGGATCAACCACTGTACCTCCGTTACCAAAGCTCATTTCACTTATCCAGCCTACGCCTTGATTAGACAAGCTCTGTGCCATTGCAACACTAATGTTTTCATAGTGTATAGCATTACGCTTATCAACGTAAACTTCCTTTGTTTGAGGGTCAAAAATCTTAATATGCCCTTCAATCTGGAACCCGCCTTGCTCGTCGGGCTTTACATTTTCTGTTTGTTTTTTTGTGTTTTCTGCCATATCCGTCTCTTTGAGTTTGTTATCTCTCATTGTATTTATTCGGGTAGTTCTGTGCTACTATTTTGTAAGAACTTCGCAATTGGAGTTGTTGACTCACTTAATGAAGTTCCGTTAGATACAGTGGTTTCACCCCTGTTGTACCAAGTTCTACCTGTTCTCCTAATTATGGTAATACGTGTCCCTGCCGCGACAGGATCAGTTAACCTTATATACTCATTTATGCCATCTACGCTAAATTCTGCTTCGTATTGGACATCACCGTCTGGGCTATATGCCGCTGTAGTTGTATCATACATTTTAAATTGATCTTTATATAATCTACGACCACCCACAAACACTTCAATATCATCACATCTTCCATAATCTGTTGGAAGTGTGCTGTCAGTAAAGGTTCCGCCTTTACGTGGAACAAATTCTAAAGGACCAATTAACAAACTTGTACCATCTGATACAATATCTGTTTTATCTTGCTCGTCATTATAAGGCACAGTTTCAGTAAAACCTGTATCAATAACTTGAGTGTCTTTAGCATGTACTTCTTTAATACTAGTTCCTAAGTACCCACGTCTTAAACCTGTTAATTTATTACCATTTTTTGTCAAGTACTGAATTTTCTCACTGTTAATTGTTACTATTCCTGCTTTTCCGGTTGCTGGATCTGGTAAACTAGAAGCATCTGTCAGTACTATATCAGTATCATAATAGTTTAGAACTTTATCTAACTTAATATTAGTAAGTTGAAATCTATTATATCTACTCTTATTCAATACATCTCTATTAATTTCATAACTAATCGGTGTGTTGTATATCTTATTACTATAAACAATAGTTTCAATAACATCTGTAGTTGATGTGTCCTCTTTCAAGTACACTGATTGACCACTGCTGGCAACATAAAAATCAATATTAGGTGTTAGTCTAACACCATTTTTATAAACCCAAACATTTGATACACTATTAACACTTCTTTGTAGTTTATAACTACTTTGATTTCCTGTGTAGACATCTCTTACAATATCTACTTCTGTGTATTGTGTAAACCATGTAACATCAATATAATCATTTGCTGAAATTGTAAATAAAGGACTAAACTTAATGTTACCATTTTCAATTTGATAGTTAGTATTAGATAGATTCTCAATTAGAATTGAATCTCCTTTCTTAACTTCGCTAGTTTGTATTTCAATTTCATTATCAGCACCATTAAAAATATAATCGGTAGCATTTTTAAGTTGTACTCCATTAGCAAAAACTTTAATTTCTGTAGGAATAATTGTACCACTCGATAATACAGGATCGTTGTTTAATTTAATAATTGGTTCACCGTCATAAATCTTAAATGTACTGTCAATAGCTTTTAACAGCAAACCGTTATATTCTACTATAACATTTGAATTATCAGTTGATCCTAATTGATCGTAAAATGCTATTGGATATTCTTTGGTTCCTGGTGTTAAATTAATTCTTTCTTGATTAATTCTAACAATACTTTCTGATTGACCGCTCTCTTCTGATAACACAACTATTTGTATTAGGTCATCTATTGCTGGCGCTACGCCAAACTCAACTAATGTGTTGTTTGCTGTATTAACTACACCGTTACTGTTTACAAATCCAACTGTAATTTCTATACCATTAACTGTAGCAAACACTCTTCCAGTATCGCTAAACGGAGCACCTGTTAAGAAATAACGTGTTGTTCCGTCTCCAGTAAACTCTCTAACATCAAGTAACTCAATTCCACCTACTGCTAGAGAGAATATTTCAATAATTTGACCATCTGTTGGAATATTGATGAATCTAACTTGATTATTTTGATAATCAATTGTGTAATCAACTTGGTCTTCTTTTAATACTTTGTTAACAAACACTAGCAAACTTGTATTTTCTAAAACATGCTGATCAATTTTATAAGTTGTTGTGGTTCCATCAGCTGTGTATATTCTAGAAAGCACTGCCGGTGCTCCGAATCTGTCTTTATGGAACACCTTAATGCTTAAATTCTCAAGTACTTGTCCAGGTATATTCTCTTCTGGTGCTGGAACTTGATCCGGACTAATAAATTTCTCACCATCGATAATAATATCTTCAGGTAAAAGTCCTGTTGCTGTTGAATAAGGCGAAGATCCTAATAAACTACCACCGCTAACGTCAGCATCGATATAGTTTGCTGACTGTATATCGTTTGCTCCATCACTTTCAATTGGACGGAAGATTAAAACATCGCCATCATTAACATAAATTCCTTCATCTGGTATTGGAATTGTAATAACATTAGTACTACCATCACCAATAAATGTTGACATGATGGCATTTGGATTAGTTGCTGAACTGCCGTTATCAAAGTCAGAAGCATCTAACCTAGTTGTTTTAGTTTCGCCTTTGCGTCTAATATAGATGTTATAAACTTTTCCTGACTCTGGTACTTCAGGTAACACAAATTCATGTGTGCTATCATCAGCGGCAATATAAAAATCTTTGTCGTTGCTTTCAGC